ATATAATGGTGGTAGTCCAACAGATTTAAACAATATTGCAAGTGGCTTGTCATCGCCAACAACGTGGTTTAGAATGGGAGAAAATTCTGTTTGGAATGGCTTTACTTGGACAATGACAGATGTCAATGGTGGTGCTATTTTGAGAGGTGCAAATATGCAAGAATCAAGTCGAACAACAGACGTACCGCCTAATCCATTTGCAAATTTACAGAGCATACTATTAGACGGTGTTGATGATGAAGTCAGTATGCCATTCACAAGCACAAGCGCCACGGGCTCAATTAGTGTGTGGATAAAACCAACAGATTACACCACGGGCTCTCAAATAGTTTGGTTATATGTGGGAAGTGGGTACAGAGATTTCATAGCACTTTCTCAAAGAAATAATGGAGAATTGGTAGTTAGTTCTGCTGATAGTGGGAGTACAAGGTGGAGAGTCGAAACTGATAATGCAGTAGTAAGTAATGGCACTTGGACACACGTTGTTTTTAGTTTTGATGGTAGTAATGGAACTATATATATTAATGGTTCAACAGTTCCTCAAACGTATACGGTTACAACTAATACGTCTTGGTGGTGGGATGATTTACTGCCTACAACTCAAAGACTTGGAATATTAAGAGTAAATGGTTATAGTGCACAACAAAGATACAATGGTAATATAGAAGAGCAATCAGTGTTTACGTCTGCTTTGTCTTCAACAGAAGTAAGTGCAATATACAACAACGGACTACCAACAGACCTCTCTTCTGAATCTAATATTATTGCTTGGTATCGTTGCGGTGATGGTGATACTGCGCCAACTCTTACTGATAATATCGGAAGCAACAACGGAACAATGTCAAACTTTACAACTTTTAGCACAGATGTACCAACATAAAAACAAATAAAAAAATGAGTACAAGAATAGCAGACACATACGCAATAATAAACATTGCAGATTTGTCAAACATTGACTTTAGTCAAGTAGGTGAAACGGATCAAGATACAATACGAAAGTCATTAGATGATTCGCAGTTTGTAATTAAGTACAATGATGAACCTTCATTCATTGCTGATGGATCTGTGGTTCCATTGCAAACTTTAACACATAGCCAGGCCCTAACTTTAATGAGTAGTGCCGAATGGTCAGAACCAATACCAGAAGAGATATGAATCTAAGGAACAACTTATATAATCAAAAAGGAGCATTCGAGCTCAAAGATATAGACACTCAGAAGAGAGAGGTCTCAATCTATCTGTCAAAGTTTGATACAATGGACTCAGACTATGACATCATCAAGAAGGGTGCATTCACTAAGTCGATCAAAGAACGTGGGCCAGAGACAACATCGAATCGAAAGATTGCTTTCTTGAGACATCACGACTGGGAGAAACAGATCGGAAAGTTCTTGAGACTTGAGGAGGATGCCTTTGGATTGTTTGCAGTCGGTCAACTTGGTCGATCAACAGATGGTGAGGATGCTTATAGAGATTATGAGGATGGAATAATCAAGGAGCATTCCATAGGTTTCCAATACATAAAAGACAAAGCGAAATACATAGAAGACAAGAACCTTGAGTCTGGTGGATTCTATGAGATCAGCGAAATAAAACTATTCGAAGGATCAGCAGTGACCTTCGGATCAAATGAGTTCACTCCAGTAGTCGATGTCAAAGGAGAACAAAAGACCGACTATATAGAGAAACTCACAAAAGAATTGAATGTCTGCATCAAGGCCCTATCCAATGGAAAAGGAACTGATGAGAGACTTCATGGAATCGAAATGAAAGTCAAACACTTGACGAGTCAATTGGTACTACTTGCTGGACAAGAGTCGGAGATCATCCACTCTATTCCAAGTGAGCCAGTCATAGTCGATGAGTTTAAGTGGGACAACGTTATCGATTCACTGACACAAAAAGCAGAGACCTATTCTGACTATCCAAAGAAGGCCAAAGACAATGCAAAAAGAGGCATTCGGCTTAATGAGGAAGTAGGGAATAAGTGTGCAACTCAAACTGGAAAGTTAAGAGCGCAACAGATCAGTGGTGGTGAGAGTTTAAGCCTGGACATAATTAAGAGAACTTTCTCTTTCTTGTCAAGAGCGAGAACATACTACAAACCATCTGACGAGAAAGCGTGTGGGACTATCTCATATCTACTCTGGGGAGGTGATGCGATGCTGAACTATTGTGAAAGAAAACTTGATCAATTAGATGATCAATAAATTGAATTATTAATTTTTAAACTTAGAAAACGTGGAAAACACAAATCTAACAACTGAAGAAGTCATCTCAAAATTAGATGGCCTATTCACAGAAAAGATGCAGAATGTCCCTACACAAGAGGATGTCGCTGGTCTAAAAAGTGAGCTCGATTCACTTAAAGGTCTTGAAGAGAAATCTCAAGAGATCGAGAAAGCAATCGCTAAATTCGAAGGTCGAATCGAAGCAATGTCTGAAAAGGCAATCACTCCAGCAGTGGAGAAGTTATCAGTATCTCAGTCTTTAATGAAGACATATGCTGACAACATCGAAGCAATTAAGGGAGCAGTAGAGAAAGGTGGAAAGATCAATCTTGATGTGAAAACAACAACGATTACAAACGATTACACTGGTGACTACGCATTGACTGACTTTGATAGTCAAGTGGATCGAGTAGTAAATAAAAGATACGGAATACTTGAGAATGTAAACTCTGGAGCAACTTCTGGAAAGTTTGTCACTTATGTACAACAAACTGCATCCACTCGAACTGAATGGACTGCTGAAGGTGATGCAAAAAGACAAGGTGAGCCACAATGGTCTGAGATCTCTGAAGAGGTTAAGAAAATCGCATCTTATGTGAAGGTATCTAAAGAGATGCTGGAAGACCTTTCTTTTATTCGTGCTGAGATCGATAACGATCTAATGGAGCAAGTGAGAGTAGGAATCGAACAAGCATTATTGACTGGAACTGGAACTGGTGCTGAGATCAAAGGTCTTTTGACTACATCAATGGGACTTCCTACATTCGGTGCTGGTACATTTGCTCTTGCAGTTCAAGATGCAAACATCAGCGACTTAATGAGAGTAGTGAAAGCACAAATAGAAGGTGCAAATCACACACCAACTCACATCGTATTGAATCCAGAGGATATCGCTAAACTTCAATTGACTAAGGCATCTGATGGAGCATATACTTACCCAATGTTTTTACCAACTCAATCTGGAGATGGTGAGATGATCATTGCTGGAATGAGAGTGATTTCTTCAACTTACATGACTGCTGATAATTACCTTGTAGGTGATTTCTCAAAAGTGAATGTAAGATTCAGAAACAACATCGCTATGAGCGTAGGTTTAGATCAAGATGATTTCACAAAGAACATGGTTACAATCTTAGCAGAGGCGAGACTTGTTCAGTATGTGAAAAACAATGATAAACCAGCATTTGTATATGGTGAGATCAGCAGTGATGTTGCGTCAATCTTAAAGCCATAATAAAATAAAGGAGGCACGAAATGGAAAAGAAAACGAGAACAACCAAATCTGAAAGACAAGAGGCCAGGAAGGACAAACGATCTGATCGTAAAGAAGCCAGGCTTGAACGTAAAGAAGAAAAGAAGTCAAGAAAGAAGAAAGAACTTGACATTGATATCGACACCAAGAGAGTGGACATAAGCATCGATAGAGACCAAGAAGGCAACCTTGACATCGAATGGGATGGAAAGCACGTTGATGGTAAATACTCAAAGAGTAAAGATGGAAAGGTCAAGATTGAGGTAGAGATCAATGATGACGAGCTCTACATCTTTGAAGGCAATGGTAACAATCGAAGACTTCCAAAAGGTGCGATCTGGAAACTGACTGGATCAGTAATTAAAGGATTCCTCAAAAGAGGATGGGGACAACTAAAAAAATAAAAGAATGCTACTGACAACAGATGACTTCATAAACAAGTGGGAACTTTCCACTGGAATGTACGACACAAACAAGATCACTTCATACATCGCAAAGTACGAAGAGAAGTATCTTGTGCATCTATTGGGTGCAAAATTGTACGATGAGTTCATTGCTGATCTGTCGATGAATGTTCCACAGAGTCCAAACTTTATCAAGATATTCAATCCATTTAATATGGATCTAAACACTCTTACACCATTCTATGGTACTGGTGCAACATTCGGACATGGTCTGAATCGCATACTTGAGAGTGATGGTATACTTGATATGTTGAAAGGATTTATATATTGGGAATATGCGAGAGATCTTCTGAATCAACAGACTCCATATGGAGGTGTGAAACAGATGTCAGAGAATAGTATTGTAGTTGACACTCCTCATTCTCTTATGTGGGAGAGATATAATGAAGCCATTAAAACATACCAGGCCATTCAAGAGTACATATATATCAATCAGAGTCCTTCATTGGGCCAGATTGTATCGTATACTTTAATCGATGGTACTGGATATGTTGATGGTGATGCCAACTTGATAGGTGGTTCGGGAACTGGAGGAGTAGTCACATTGAACACTGCTCCAGGAAACGGACATATAATATCATTAGAGATCAAGTCTGCTGGTGCAGATTATCAGATCGGTGATGTTTTACAGATCGAAGGAGGCAATAGTGATGCATCGATTACTTTGACTTATGTCGGAGTGGGAGATTATAGTAAATGGAATGGAACTGAGAAAATAACTGCCTACTGGATATGACAACTGAAATCACAAATGTAGTCAGAACACTCGTCTCACAGATAGACAATTCTGTCGTGGGCGAATACAACTCTGTGGATGGCCGAACTTATATCTGTGACACCAAGTGGATCAGAGTGGGGAAGAAAGTCACTGATGAGTCTGACAATGTTTACACGATCACAGAGGTCGTACCAGATGAGTATATAAACGTTGAGCCATTGCTGGTGAGTAATCCTCCATTGGATGGTACGATATACATACCAGCACCATTCTATATCTCTGGAACAAAGATGGCCACAAATAGAGAATGGACAATCTCTACAAGTAAAATGTCCGAGAAGACACCACTTGCCTGGCTATTGGAAATGATACGAATGACCAAGAGAGGGAGAGAGAGTGCGATTGACTTTGAGAGTGAGATACGAATGTTCTTTCTTGATGAGACTGATATACGAAACTATTACACTGCTGACCACAGAGACAATGTTGTCTATCCTATGGAGAGACTTGCAAAGGCTTTTATGGAAAGCATAAGAGAGGATCGTAGTTTTCAGACCATCGAAGAATATGAATTGATCACATTCAGTAGATTCGGAGTAGAGACAGATCGTGGAATGTTTGAGAACATCCTTGATGCAAATCTCTCTGGAGTTGAGCTCAGAGTCAACTTAGTAAAATATAAACAGAATTGTAAATGTTAATACAATTCACAATACTTTAAAAATATGTCATTAGGATGTAATTGTGATATGGGACTATCCAACACTGGAGTCCCTTCATGTGTGCCGATTCAATCGGTAACAAGCACGTTAATAATGGTTCCTTTGAAGTCTAATGCTGGAGTAGATAATGCAATCGATTTATCGGTAGCAGTTCCAACATGGTCAACATTGGTCAACCAAAGTGATGAGAGCCAGAGATGGTTTCCATTACCTCAGTTCGAAAATGTCGAACTACCAAAAGCAGACTCTCAATTTGAGGAAGCAAACTCTGGAAGAAAAGTATTCCTTCGTCAAGGAGTAAGATCTTTTGCTGGAGAGTTATGGGCAGATGATTCATCGCCTACATTATTGAGTAAACTACAAAACAATCGTTGTGTTGAGTTTGGAGTTTACATCGTTGATGTAAATGGTAACTTAGTCGGATCTAAAGTGGGAGACAAATTGTATCCTATCTCAGTGGACAATCCATCTTTTGATCCAAAGTATATGTTTGCTACTGATTCAACTTGTAGCAAGATCATGATCGGATTTGACTTTGATCGTTTGTTCGATGAGGGTACAATGTACATGGTGACTCCAGAAGAGGCTGGTATCAACTTCAACGATCTTGATGGATTGATTGATGTAAACTTCGCAGACTTGACTCAAGTGGCTAACACTTCAGTAACGTTTAATGCAGAGTTTGATTATGGTACTGCATACAATCCAATCAAATTGAAGGGACTTGTAGCATCAGATTTCGAATTGTACAACAATACGACTTCAAGTTCTGAGACAATAGCATCAGCGAGTGAGAACCTTCCACTTGAAGGTAACTATACTGTGAACTTTGCATTTGTTTCTGCTGAGAGTTACACACTTTCAATAAGCAAAGATGGATACGATGGTGAAGTGACTTTCACTGCATCATAATATTGTTTGATGGTTAATTGATATGGAGTGGTTTCGGCCACTCCTATATCAATAAAAGGATTGAAATGGGATTTGATATCATGCAGACTGCACTCGGACAAAAGTTAAATTTAGTCAACCTGGCTTTATACAACAAAGTGATCTGGGTATCTGTATTCAGAAGACCATCATTGAAGAGATTCATTTTGGATCTTATAAGACAAGACCAACTATTTGAACAAGGTATTGACGAGGATGGAGATGTGATCGGAACATACTCCGAGTATACTGAAGCACTCAATCCAGAGAAAGTGGCTGGTTCACATTACACACTTAAAGACACTGGAGATTTCTTTGATTCTTTTTATATCGATGTCTTTCCTACATACTTTGAAATCAATGCTAATCCAATCAAAACAGATCAAGATGGAGACACAGAAAATCTATTCTACAAATATGGTGAAGGTATTATGGGACTCACTACGGAGTCGATGGACAAACTCTCAAGAGAAGTCCTCAGACTCTATGAAATCGAAGTCAGAAGACTCCTCCAAATTTGAGGGTTATTATACAAGTATCGAGGTGCTACCATTACACAACTGGATTAAATGTTCAGAAGGTGAACTCACATATTGCCGAATAGATAGCCAGGGTGGATCAGAAGACGTTGATCACAAAGTCTGGGACATCATATACGATGACTACATCAACAAACATGGACTCAATAAGATGTATGAAAAGATGTTGAATACCATGATAAAAAAAGCAAACGCAGAGCTCGACTTCTGTATCACTGGGAACAGAATAAAGTTGACAGAGGCAGAGATTCAAGAGACTAAACTTGAAACAATGCTCTCAAACAAAGGATCTGGAATGACCATAAGTCAGACCTTAATTCACCTCAGTAAATGGATCGGTCACTGGCTGAATCCTAAAAACGTTACCACTCAAGAATACTTTGACCTTTTGAGTGAATTTGAGAAACATAACAAACCACAAAGCAATGGCGAAAAAAATAAGTAGTAGAGACATATTCGATCAAGAAGATATCTTTAAGGGTATTCGAGACTCTGCAAAGCAAACCATAACCATGATGAACAATCTCCAGAAGGAGGTCATGGAGACTGCCGATGCACTAAAGAAGTCTATCGGTGGAGCAAAGTTTGACTCTGCAAAGGCCATTAAGAACGTTGTGGATGTTACCTCAAAGGCAAACAAACTAAAAAAAGAATCGATCCAGATTGACAAACTCAAGAAGGATGCAATGATCAAGGAGGCGAAGGCACTTCAAGAACTTGAAAAGATAGAACAACAGAAACTCAAGACTCAGTCTCAACAGATGCGAAATGAAAAGCAACAGAGACAAGAGAAGGAGAGACTGCAAAAGATAAACCAGAAGGCAGTCAAGACTGCACAAGATGAAGCAAACGCATACAAGAAACTCGCAAAGAACACCAGAGATCTCAAGAATGAATCCAAGAGACTTGGTGCTGAGATGTTGCTACTTGAACAATCTGGAAAGAAAAATACAAAGGCATACAGAGATTTAAGCAACCAATACAAGAAGGTAACTGCATCAGCAAAGCAAGGAGATCAAGCACTGAAGAAACTTGACAAATCTGTCGGTGACAACTTCAGAAACGTTGGTAATTATAAGGATGCAATCAAGGGACTTGTCGGTGTACTTGGGACACTTGGTGCTGGTATTGGACTGGGCCAGATATTTAGGAATGTGACTGGAGTCATGATGGACTTTGATCAAGCACAAGCCGATCTGACTGCAATCTCTGGAAAGACAAAAGAGGAACTTTCTGGACTTACTGCACAAGCCAAGGAACTTGGAAAAACGAGCCAATTTACCGCATCCGAAATCACATCTTTACAAATTGAATTGGCCAAGTTAGGCTTTACAACTGAGGAGATATCTGCATCCACTGAGGCAGTATCAAACTTTGCATCTGCAACTGGATCAGATCTTGCATCTGCATCAAAGGTGGCTGGATCTACATTGAGAGCGTTTGGTTTGGATGCATCAGAGATGGAGAGAGTAGTTTCTACTCTTGGAGTGGCCACAACAAAGTCAGCACTTTCATTCAGTAGTTTTGAGACTTCAATGTCTACCATCGCACCAGTGGCCGCAACTGCGGGATTCAGTGTTGAGGAAACCACTGCACTCCTGGCTACATTGGCAGATGCTGGATTCGATGCATCATCATCAGCAACTGCAACCAGAAACATTCTTTTGAATCTTGCCGATACTAACGGAGAACTTGCTCAAGAACTTGGAAGACCTATAAATGGTTTGGAAGACCTTGCTGGAGCCTTTGGAGAACTGGAGGAGAAAGGAATTGATCTGGGCGAAGCACTTGAATTGACAGATAAGAGATCTGTCGGTGCATTCTTACAGATTGTAAAAGGATCGGATGATCTTATAAAATTTAGAGATTCTATCACAGATGCCAATGATGAGCTCGAACAAATGGCCAAAGACAGACTGAATTCAGTTCGTGGTCAAGTCACTCTTCTTGGATCTGCATGGGAAGGATTTATTCTCGGTCTTGATGATTCTACTGGAGCATCAAATACATTGAAGGAAGCCATAGGATTTCTTGCTCGTAATCTTGGCGAGATAGTTTCAATAATTGGAAAGGTCATCAGAGCATTCTTAGTCTATAAGGCAACAATGACCACATTAAAAGTATTGAACTTTGCTTTCACTGGTGGTCTTAAAGATATCGGTAAACAATTTGCAAAAAACATACCTTTGACAAAGGCATACGCACAAGAACAAAAGAGACTCGCAACTGCAACCAAAGAGGGACAGATGGCATCCACTGGTCTTGGTGGTGCTATTGCTGGAATAGGTTTTGCAGTAGCTATCGGTTTGGTCACTGAGTTAGCGTTCCAATTTTATGACCTGGCCTCTGGTATGTCTGATGCAAGAAGACAAGCCGAACTGATAAAAGCACAAGAAGAGGCTGGTAAAAAGAGAAGAGATGAACTTATCAAAAAAGAGAAAGAACTATTCAATGAAAAGAAAAGACTTCTTGATCTTGAAATGGATACGAGGAGAGCAAACACTACCAGCGAAAAGGAACTTAAAAAGATTGATGAGGATCAAATAAAAAGAGAAAAGGAATTATTGAATACTTCTATTGAGGGTATAAACAAAAGATCTGAAACTGCAACCAGAACAAGAGACGAACTTCTCAAGGATCAGAAAGCGTTTGAAAATTACTCAAAAGACTTTGATAAGAACTTTGGAAAGATCACTGCACTTGTAGACAAATATGGAGCAAGAACCAAAGGAGCAACAGACAACTGGAAAGTCTTATTGTCATCTAAACTGCAAGGAGGTATCAAAGAACAACAGACGATCATTGATGGTCTGGCTACTCAGACAAAAGAATGGACTGATGAATTGGATCGTGCTGGTGTAAAAGAGAAGGAACTTGTCAAATCAAACAAGCCACTAAAAGACAAACCAAAGACACAAAAAGAACTCAATACTGAATTCAGTAAAACAAATGAATATCTGTCTCAACAGATTAAACTTTTGCAAGAACTTCAGAAGATAGAACAAGAACGTGATCTTTTATCACAACAAAGAGATATTGACGCTGAGTTCAACAAACAAATTGAAAACATCAAGAAGACTGGAGAGTTTGATGCCGATCAACTTAATCAACTCATAGATGAAAAGGTCGAGACAGAAACTCGATACATTGAACAAAGAACTGAGAATGCTAAACAATCAAGACTTGATCAATATGAGTTTGAGAAAAAAGCCAGAGAACAAGCACTTGAAGATGAAAGAGATGCATTACTCAAGAAGGCAATTGATGATCAAGAAGCACAAGATAAGATCAACGCAAATTATCAGATCAGACTTACAGAGCTCAGTAATGAAGAAATAGATAGGAAGGCCGATGTTGACCTTGAACTTGAGATCATGGAAGAGGAGAAAGTCAATAAGATTTTAAAGATCCAAGAGGAAGGATACAAATCATCTGAGGATCTTCTCGAACAATTTACTGATGAGGTATCATCTTATGATCAGAAACAAATTGAGAGAACTAAGGAAACTCAAAAGACAATCAAAGAAATAGTCAAAGGTGGTGCGGATTATTTCATCCAGCAATCTCAAAGAAAGATTGATCAGATCAATAAAGAGATAGCGAAGGCCACAGAGCAATACGATTATTTTAAACAACTTGCAGTCAATGGTAATATTGATGCAAAGGAAAGTCTGGCCGAACAACAGAAGATCATAAACGAAGCGAACAAAAAGAAACTTGAAGAGGAGAAGAAACAACAAAGAATCAGAATGGCTGAGTCTGTATTCAATACTTACTCCAGCAAAGTAGAATCTGGATCAAAGAATCCACTCGCAGAGACGATCAGAGACACCTCTCTATTGTTGCAATTCATAAACTCAATACCAGCATTTTTTGATGGTACAGAAGACACTGGATCAAATGGTCAAGGAGTAGATGGTCGAGGTGGTTTTCATGCAGTCCTTCATCCCAATGAGAGAGTAGTTCCAAAGTCATTGAATCAGCAGATCGGAGACTTGACAAATGAGGAACTGACTCAAATTGCAGTTGACTATAAGAATGGTCGAGTGGTCGAAGGTGCGACACAGATGTCATCATCGATGGATCTTGCTATCTTAGTGAATGAATTGACTGACATAAAGAGAACAATTGAAAACAAACCAGAGACAAACATTGAACTCGGTGAGATCACTCAGTCAATGATGGAGGTCGTAAAGTCCACAAGAAAAGGCAACACGATTGTTTACAACAGATACAAAATAAAAAAGTAAATGAGACACTTTATAAATGGGATAGAGATTGCACCAAAGAACTTGACAGAGATCGGAGTGGTATCAACTTTTACAGATGATCCAGATATTCTATCTCTGTCAGTGGACTCTGTTATTCTACCAAGAGAGGGGAAAGATATCGTTCAGAACCATATTCAGAACGTTGGACTCTTTGAGGGTATCCCTTACTCTGTACAGATGGATGATGGTGTGACTATTGAATACTATATTGATCTACTTGATGGAGTTAAAGTGAGACAACATGAGATTGAAGTGTCACTGAAAAAAAGAAAGTCCAAAGACAATTTTTTTGAGAGAGCGAGTGGATCATCCTTTGACTTATTGAAAGAAAAAGGTGTTGAGTTTACAAGTCATGATGTACCATACTTTGTGATCAAAGATAATCAGTTCGAGACTTCTTTACAACTTGCAATCATGACCTATATTATTGGTGATGCTTTGTATAGCCAGGCCCTTGTCACTGCAACTGCAATCAATAATCTTGTCGAAGTATCTGCTCCCATTTTTGGAATTGCACCAATCACAACACCTCCATTCTTTACTGTTACGACATCGTACAATGTCGCTGGTATTATTGCTCAATCTTTGAATGTAGTCGTACAACTTATTTACTATGGACTTTTGATTGTTTTGTTGATTGACCTTGCAACTCAATTGATACTCACGATAATGCCTCCAAAGAGAAAACTAAAAGGAACATATGTCAAAGAGATCATGGAGAAATGTTGTGCATACTTTGGATATACATTTGCCTCAGATCTTTTGGATGCACATCCATACTGGGCAATCGTACCAGTACCATTGATTAAGGATCGCAAATCTTTGTGGGACATTCTACCAGATGAGATCTTTCCAGTATTCAATTCAGAAGTACCATCATCATCAGATACTACACCAACGATCATGACGTTCATAGAGGGACTTGAGACGATGTTTAATGCCAGAACTATTGTCAGAGATAGTGAGGTCAGACTTGAGAGGAGAGACTGGCTACAAGAACAAACTTCTTTACAATTAGAACCAGCACTAAACTTGCAAAGTGAGAGAGATGATGAGTTCTCTTATAATACTGAAGAAACATGGAAGAGATATTATATACACTATCAAACAGACTTTCAAGATCTTCATACTGCGGATGGTAACACCTATGATAAGAGTGACACAGAACTATCAACAGAAGAAACTTTCCCAGTCACTAATGATGATCTGGTGACGATTAAAGGACTCAATGATGTAAACATTCCTTTTGCACTTGGATCAAGAAAGGACAAACTTAACTGGCTTGAGAAATCTGCCAAGAATGTACTAGGTGTGATCGATACATTGACTGGAATCTTTGGAGGTGGTACAAACTTTGAGGCACAAATAGACTCAAGAAAAGATTGTCTCCAGATCTCACAACAATACTTTGGAGTCACGAAAATGATCTACGGACAAAGTGGTGCAGTAAAGCCAGGAGAGATCATTCAAACTGAGTCTGATTTCAACAACATTGTGAGTGCAAAAAGTCTCTGGGACAAGTATCACTATATCAATGCAATACAAAACAACGACTATATCATTCGAGAAAATGTACGCATTCGGATATCGTCTTCAAATTTCGTATCTTTGTTAGGCAATAATTATGCACTAATCGATGGGAAACTTTGTGAGATTTTAAGACTTGAATGGATCGATGAGAAATCATTCGCACAAATATCATATAAAGAACCATTTGACTGGGCAGATGGTAAAGTTCAAACCATTGTAATAAACGACTAATGCAAGACTTCAAACATATAGGAAGAGAGCTCAAGAAAAACATCGAACAGATGAAGACCTTGACTGATGATCTACTTCAAAAAGCACAAGAGAAAGAACCAGAGAAAGTGGCTGAGATCATGAAGGCAAACTCAGAAGTATTGAAAGCAATCAAGAACAAAGATGTCCAAATATTAACAGAATTATATAAGAAGTATGCCGATAATAGTCACTAATCAAGGTTTTCAAGATATGTTCGGAACGACAAGATCGTATCTGAAGAGCAATGTCGGTGACATACAAACTGCATCAATCGACATTAAGGAAGAGATATCTGTAACTTCTGGAAATGGTATCACGATCACGAACAATGCATCTTCAAACATTATCACCTGGCTTGGTGGAGACTTTGAAGAGGAAGGGTTCAGAGCAACCGACTCTGTAATTCTAACAATATACAACGTCAATACTGGTGCAGTAACATCGACAACAACAACGACAATCGATTATGTGATCGGTGATACTATGAAGGTGGCCTCAACATCATCGACATGGTACACACTACCAGATGAGGTCGTTGCTATTGTTACATTAAGAGCAAGGGAATCCATGACATTGAATGTCAACATGGTGGCCAATGGATCGGCTGGATCAGAATTCTCTACAATTGATGGAGAAGTAACTCGTTTCAATTTTGACTTTACTGGAGGAGGTACATCATTCACTGGAGTTCAGATCGGAAACAAGTCTGGATCATATGATGTCACTGCGACAATGAATCTCACACCGAATCCAGGCTCTTCAATTAGAGACTACACTCTTCGAATTAGTTTCACACAAGTAGGACTATATAATTCTAATCTATTTGACTTTAATAATTGCGTCAAATTATATGCTGGAATGTCATGGTCAAGTTTGTCTGGAGAACCTTTCGGACAGACAATGGATGTATTCAATGATGATGCAGATACTGGATGGTTTAATCAAGGTTTTAATTCATCTGTAATAGATGCAACTCTTGTGCAAAGTGTTGGATCATTAGCATACGACTCAGTCACTACTGGTCAGTTTGTTATTGATTCAGCATCTAATGATTATGCAGTGGGATCAGCATATATTAGTGGATCAGATTCATACTATAAGGTACAACCACAATCTCAGACAAATCTGACAATGTTAGTACCATCAAGTTTACCTATCTCTGGAGTACCAAATCAATCGGCACTCAATCCAGATGGTGCTGGATATACAATTGAGATCACAAACATTGCAACCGTTGGAACGATCAGAACAATAGACTTTACATTCACACCGAATACTGCATTCACTACATTCATGACAAACAGAACTGAAGGTGACAGAACTTTCTATGTTTGGATGAAGTTCGGCAATGTTAATGTCCTGGCTTTTAGTGGTCAATTATCGTCTGCTCCAGTGGTCGCTGGTACAATCAACATGAATGCGACAAACTACATTGATCATGGACAGAACACAACTTCTGATCAAGACACAAGTCTATCTGTTACTGGTTACTCTGGGAACGTTGAGGATGACTTTGGATTTGTTGCGAAATGGTTATGGATTAAGAAGGCCATAGTCACATATGTTAGAGTCGGAGTCGAAGCATATAACTCGGTGACAGAAGAGTCATTCACATTACAACAAAGTAATTTCAGTCTCAACAATATACCTCAGACTGGCCCATTGGATGCATATGTATTGAATCTGACTGCACCAATAAACACCGAGCTCCCAACAACCTCAAATAAAATCGAGGCAATATTGATCAATGACAACTCAATAAATACACCGACAGAATACGGAGTGAGATTGTACTATCCTTATCTATATAATTGGAGATACTGGATCGCACAAGCAAACGCAGATGGTGACTTCTATCCAGATCAACAAACTCAGAACTGGGTTCCATATGGTACGACTGGAACATGGGGACTCAGAACATTTGTCGAGTACAATCTTAATGGATCAGCATATCGATACACTGATGATCTTACGATCTTAGATTATGATTCCGATGCGAACATTGTCCAAGA